TCAGGTATAGGAAGTTTGATTGAAAATGCAAAAAGTGTTTCTGCTGCCGCTTTTAAATCTATCACGGATTCATTTACACCCTTCGCAGCTAATAAACCAGTAAATCTACTAGAATTAGCTAAGTCTAATTCGCCAGAAGAAAACACTAATGATAATACCGCATCCAATGTTCCTGGTGTGGCACTTAGGAAGCTAGGAGATGTTGCAAGTAGAGCCAGTGGTGTCAGTAATTTACCTGGAGGTCAAGGTGCAGTTAATGCAGTGGTTAATGCAGCAGGAAATCCAACTGCTATCGTAACCGCTAGCGTTGAAAGAATCAAAACTGATATAACTGCATTGTCTACTGCGGTTACTAATAACATATCAACAATATCAACACAAGTGACAAAAACAGTTGCCGGGATATCAAATTCATTAACTGATTTAAAAAGCCTAACTGGAAATCTAGCACAAAATGCTCTTAAAAAGTTACCTCCAGGTGTATCATCTCAATTACAGGCAGCTATGAGTGCAATTGGTTCAGGAGGATCGGCCTCAGCAACACTTCCTGAAGTCGCAAACAATACCAATGATAGAGAGGCTGTGGGAGAACAGACTTCTTTATTATTAGGTGATCGCGGCATACCAGTACCTAGCTGGAATACTGAAATTAAAGATTTAGCTACATCTACAGCAGAATTGGCTAGTGCTCAATCTAAGATACAAGCAGAAATTAATAAGTTGACAAAAGATGCAAACGAAGCTGCATCAGCACTATCAGCAGCAAAATTTAATTTCCCTGAAGGTTCTCCTGAAATTGATAGATTAAAAAATTTAGCTACCTCAACTCAACTTGCAGTATCTAATATAACTAAAAAATTAATTGGATAAATAATAATTATGCCAACATATATAGGATTCAGTACAATAAATGCTAATAAACCTCGTTCAACTAATATGAACTCAGGGGTCGACGGTGGTGTAGGTTCAGTAGTTAGTCCTGTAATACCAGGTAAAAAATTTAGGATTGTAGATACACCTTTAGTAGTACAAGATTTAGTTAATGCGCTCAATATACAAAAAGGTGAAAAAGTAGGTAAACCTGAGTATGGTACTACTTTATGGTCTTTTGTTTTTGATCCTAATACATTCGATGTTACTAGACAACTAGAAACTGAAATTCGCAGGGTAGCTAATCTAGATCCTAGAATAGTTTTAAATACAGTATCAGTATATCCCCAAGAAAATGGTATTCTAGTTGAAATAGAATTTGCGGTATCTCCTTTTAATCAAGCACAACAGTTTTCACTTTTCTTCAATCAAGCAACTAATCGCACAACTATAAATTGAAAAAGTAGTACTTTTTAAGTATGATAAATACTTAAAAGAGAGTACTACTATGGCTACAAGCAGCAGGCAAAGCGCACTTTTTGGAGTAAATGATTGGAAAGCTATATATCAAACTTTCCGTGAAGCAGATTTTCGCAGTTATGATTATGAAACACTACGAAAAAGCTTTATAGATTACTTGCGCGTTTACTATCCAGAAACTTATAACGACTATATTGAAAGCTCAGAATTCATCGCATTGATGGATGTTATTGCCTTTATGGGGCAAGGTCTAGCATTTAGAAATGATTTAAACACACGCGAAAATTTTATAGACACGGCTGAACGTAGAGATTCAGTAGTCAAGCTTGCTAACTTAGTTTCATATACTCCAAAAAGAAATCTTGCTGCTCAAGGGTATTTAAAGATAGTTAGTATCCAAACTACGCAAAACATAACTGATTTAAATGGCTTTAACTTAAGTAACATTCCCGTATTATGGAATGATCCTGCTAACCCTAATTGGTTAGAACAATACAACACCATTGTAAATGCCGCTTTAATAAATTCTCAGAGAATAGGACGCCCAGGTAATACTGCCGACTTATTGTCTATTAAAACAGATGAATATACCATTAATATTCCTCCTGATACATTACCTATCGTACCTTTTACAAGCACAGTAGATGGTATAACTATGAGTTTTGAGTTGGTTAGTGCTACCAGTATGGATGAAGATTACATCTATGAGATTCCACCTGCACCTACAGGTAAATTTAATATGCTATATCGTAATGATAAGTTGGGTTATGGCAGTCCTAATACAGGATTTTTCTTTTACTTCAAGCAAGGTACACTGCAAAATTATGATTTTTCATTAGAACAACAAATTAGTAACCAAGTGGTAGACATCAATATTCAGGGTATCAATAATACAGATACTTGGTTATACCAAGCAAGTGCTGATAATGCAAGTTTTGGTTTATGGCGTAAAGTAGAAAATGTTTATGCAGATGCATACTTGCAAAATGAAAAGTCTAACAGAAAAATATTTTCAGTAGGATCTAGATTCAATGACCAAGTAAGTTATATTTTTGGTGATGGTGTATTTTCAGAAATACCTGTAGGTACATTTAGGGCATATGTTCGCGGCGGAAATGCACTTACATATACAATCGATCCGTCAGAAATGCAAGGAATCACCGTAACGCTTACATATGTTAGTAGACAAGGTAGACCCGAAGTACTAACATTGGGACTAGAATTACAATTACCAGTCTCAAACGCACAAGCCAGAGAACCTATAGCACAGATTAAACAGCGTGCCCCAACACGATACTATACGCAAAATCGTATGGTAAATGGTGAAGATTATAATAACTTCCCATATACACTGTACAGTTCAATCATAAAGTCAAAAGCATTGAATCGCTCTAGTGTTGGAGTATCTAAAAATTTAGATATGCTAGATCCTACAGGAAAATATAGTTCGTTAAATTCTTTTGGTAATGATGGTGCCCTTTATCAAAATGGAGCGAATGGCTTTTTGAATCTAACAATAACAAATAGTTCCACAATAAGAGGTTTCTTATATGGACCACTAGCTGAAGCATTAGATAAAAATAGAGCTAGGCAGTATTACACTCAAACATATCCCAGATATAATGTTAATGCATCATCAGGTGATAACAATGTATTTTGGAATTTATCTACAGTAGATGCAAATAGTATCACAGGGTATTTTAAAAATCAAGCAGGAGCTCCAGTAGCATTAGGTACATTCTCTACGGGTAATCTTAAATATCTTACCAAGGGCGCTCAAATACTATTACAAGCACCTAATGGATATTATTTTGATAATAACAATCGTTTGGTGTTAGGTATACCTGGCACTAACCCCACACAAATTTGGACAACAGTATTAAATGTTGTTGGTGACGGATATAATTTTGGAGAAGGTAACTTTATTAATGGTACAGGACCAGTTACACTAAATGGATATATTCCTAATGGCGTTCAGATTTTAACTATTATTCCCGTATTTGATAATAGTCTCTCTACTGATATTGTCAATGAATGTGTTATAAGAATGGAACTACAACAGGACTTTTCATTAGTTTTCAACAACTCACTTACTATCGCGCAAGAAAGATGGAGTATACAATTATATGATAATCCTAATTGGTTTGTTAGATTTTCTAGCTTAGGAGATAATCGTTATTCAATTACATATAGATCATTAGCCTATTTTTATGGTAGTGTTGCAGATATAAGATTTGCATTTGAAATTAATAAACTAGTTTATGATCCCTTCTCAGGAAAATTATTACAAGATTATGTGTCAGTGCTACCAATAAATTCACAGCCTAATTCAAATTCTCCTTTAGGCAGTGAAGTCAAATTAACTATTGTAGATCAACCAGTACAAAGTGATGGATATATAAATAATTTTGAAGTTGAAGTAGCTAGTATTGATATCAATAACAGTCTTATTACAAACAATCCTGACTTCTTCAATGTAGTAACAGGATATCAGTATGGTAATAGTAATACAGGAATTTATTCATTCTTTGAAATAATACAAGATGCAATTTCTCTGACTAGAGAACAACTAATATCTACTAGTAGGGTTGTCTTTATATACTCTAATAAAAACTCTATTGATATAGTAAAGTACGAATATCCTGTAGGTCAAATATTTTACGCATATAGTGAAAATATTTTCTACACAACAGTAGAAAATGTTGTATCATTGACTCCTTCATATACAGTTATTGAGCAACCTCAATATTTAATGAGGCCAGGTCGTCAAGGGTTAAAGTTCCAGTATCGTCATAATAGCAATAATACAACTAGGATTGATCCAGCAACTACAAACATTATTGATTTGTATATTGTCACACAATCATATTATACTACATATCAAAATTGGATTCAAGATACTACTAACACAGTACCTGAACCTACTAAACCCAGTATCAATCAGTTAAATCAAGAATATGGTCAAATACAAGATTATAAAATGTTAACAGATTCTGTGATATTAAACAGCGTTATATTCAAGCCATTATTTGGTGCTAAGGCTGCGCCAGCATTAAGAGCAACAATTAAAGTAATTAGAGCAAGCAAAACAAATGCAAGTAATAGTGAAATTAGAAGCGCAGTACTAACCGCTATGAACAACTATTTTGATATTAATAATTGGAATTTTGGTGATACATTCTATTTTTCAGAGTTAAGTGCATATCTACATTCAACAGTGGGAGAACTAGTAAGTTCTGTGGTTCTAGTACCTAATGATCCTGAAAAATCATTTGGTGATTTATACGAAATAAAATGCACACCTTATGAAATATTTGTAAATGCTGCTACATCAGACGATGTACAAGTCATCGCGGCACTTACTCCCGCCGAGTTACAACAAAGATAAGTATATAATACATTCAGAGAATAATATATGGCCACAAGAATTAGGACTCTAAATTTTCTACCCGAGATATTTAAAACAACCACTAATGCTCAGTTTTTACGAGCCACGCTGGATCAAATAGTTGACCAACCTAATACTAAAGTGATTCAGGGGTATGTGGGTAGTAAATTTGGTTATGGTGTTAACCCTAAAGATTATTATGTTACAGAGCCAACTAAAGTTAGAACAGATTATCAGTTAGAGCCTGGCGTAGTTTTCACTAAGCCCAATGAGTCATTAGCACAGGACTTCATTAGCTATCCTGGCATATTAGATTCGTTAGCATTAGAAGGTGGAATTACCGATAACAATAACAGGTTGTTTAATAGCCAGTTTTACTCTTGGGATTCTTTTACCAACCTAGATAAAATAATAAACTATAATCAATACTATTGGTTACCTAATGGACCTCAAGCAGTTATAGTTTCTAATGATACAGTATTCAGCAATGAAGAATATTTGGTTACTAGCTTACCTAATGCGTATAGAATAACAGACAATCCTTCCTCATCAGGAAGTTTAAATCCAACCTTAACATTGTTAAGGGGCGGTACTTATGAGTTTGTAGTTGATCAAACATCACAATTTTGGATTCAAGGTGTACCTGGTTTAACAGGACTAAGTCCAATTCAGACAAACCTAAGTACTAGGGATATATTAGGTGTTGACAATAATGGAATAACATCAGGTACAATAACCTTTAATGTCCCCTTCAAGAATGCACAAAACGAATATAATTTGCCAGGTGCAAATACTGTTGATTTAGTAACAAGCCTACCTTACGCTCAAGTAAATGGATCTAAAGTTTCCGATCTAGGTGGAATCGATGGTGTAACATCACTAAGTGGATTAACATTGTTATTTTATAACACTGGAGTTAATGATGGTACTAATAATAATTACTATGTTATAAACTTAGTAGGCTTGGTAGAAGACCCTACAATCCTTTTAACTTTGGGTGATCCAATACCCACAGAAGAAAAAATTACTGTAAATTATGGTACACAATGGATAGGAAGAAGCTTCTATAAAAATACTTTAGGTAGTATCGAACTAATTCCTTATATAAGTGCTACCCTAGATACACTATATTATCAGGATGGATCTACACAGGGTAAAGTAGGAGTAATTAGGTTAATAGATAGTAATTTAACAAATACAATTAATGTTGATCGAGACATTTTAGGTAAAAAGAATTTCACAGCGAATAATGGTGTTGTGTTTACTAATGGATTAAAAGTAACATTTCAAGGAGATATTATACCTGAATCATATTTGACAGGTGAATATTATGTTGAAGGTGTGGGGTCAGCGATAGAACTAATACCAGTAGGAGATTTGATTGCGCCTGAATCTTTTACACAAACAGAATACTTACCTTTTGACATTAGTCCTTATGATATAGGTAACTATGATGCTAATCTGTACATTCCTAAAACTCCAGATTATATCACAATAGCAAGGAATGCTATAAACAGAAATGCTTGGTCACGCAGTAATCGTTGGTTCCATATTGATGTAATAAATGCAACAGCACAATATAATAACGATACAACATTAATAAGTTTATATGCTAATAAACAAAACAAAGCAGCAAGACCTATTATAGAATTTTATCCTAACCTAAAATTATTTGAATCAGGTACCTTAGGTAAAGCTCCTATAGATTTTATGGACTTTAGAACAACAGATGCATTTGAACAAGTATCTGGGCAGTTGGTATATTACCCTGATGTCACCGCTTGGACGACCTTTCCTGGCACAGCTATAATTACTCCTATTATAGGAGACATTGTAACTAGTAGTACAGCTACAACTATTGTCAATAACAGAATTTTCTGTGCAAGCACCGCGGAGTTTAATATAGGTGACGAAGTTGTATTTACCAATATGCAGATATCAGGAGCACCTGTAAGTACTTTTGGTACTTTGGTGTCAGGTACGACTTATTATATCGCAGAAGTTTTTGATGCAACATCATTTATTATTTCAGCAACACGATTTGGTGCTGTATATGGTCAATATGAAATTGCACCGGGAGTAGGAACTTCAATGACAGTAACAGTTACGCCGTTGTCAACTACTATTACGGTGCCTACAGCAGACATAACTTATACCCCTGAAGCTGGGCAATATATTACTGATACTACACAACAATTACCTGATAGTTCTCAAATTATTTCAGTTAGTGGACTAAACACAGATACAACAACAATGTTAGTAGGCTGGAGCGCATTCACAACAATTGCAGGAACTTCAAGTGCTTGTTTGAGTATGTCTACGACTAATCTTGAAAACTATATGTTATTTGATGGTGCAAGAATAGTATTTGCAGCAGATGAGAATAATAAAAACAAAATATTTGTATCACAGATTTCAAAACTTACACCTAGTTCTGCTCCAGTTATAACACTATTTGAAGCCTCTGATGGAGAGATTTTAGACAAAACCCAAGTAGTTGCATATAGAGGATTTTATAATTCAGGTAAGGATTTTTATTATGAAGATACAACTTGGCGTGCAACGCAGCAAAAAATTAGTGTAAATCAGCCTCCATTATTCGATATTTTTGATAAAGCCGGTATAAGTTTTGGAAATAAAACAATATACAGTGGAAGTTCCTTTAAAGGATGTAAACTTTTTGCTTATGGTATAGGTTCAGGTATAGATGATACTGTACTTAATTTTCCATTGAGATATAGTTCTATTGATAATATAGGTGACATTAGTTTTGATGTTTCTTTAAATCAAGATACTTTTGATTATGTTCTTAATAATAATCCTATTACTGAAAAAGTTAATACGGGATATGTGTATAATTATTTTACAAGAGATACATTTAAACGAGAGCTGGGTTGGCAGACTGCGGTATCACCTAGTGTCCAGTATCAACTGTTTGAATTTACTTTTGACCCTACTACACAAAGCCCTAATTTTGTGTTAGATGTCCCCCCAGTAGATAGTAGCTACACAAATTGGCCTATCATACAAGTTTACGCAAATAATAATTTATTAACATCTGAGCAATATAATGTTTTGATAACTGGCAATGAAACTGCCATAACCATACTAAGTGGACTTGATCCATTAGTAAGTACTATTGTACAGATATTAATTATTAGCGATACAGTAAGCGAAAAAGCTTATTATACAGTACCTATAAACTTAACCAACAACCCTTTTAATACAGATCCTACTACAGTCAATGTAGGAGACATTAGAGGTCAGTATCAATCAATTTTTTACAATAATCCTAATACAACAGGTGAAGTTTTTGGATCTAACAATTACCGTGACTTAGGTAATATCGTACCTTATGGTAATAGAATTATTCAAAACAGTGCGTCATTGGTATTGCCTGGCGCATTCTTAAGAAAACAAAATCATAATTTCTTCAATTCAGTGGAATACAATAGCAGAAGCTATCTAAATTTTAAGTCATTATTAATTGATGTTATTAATAAGACGGAATATAGTGTCTATCAATCACCCGCTAGTATTCTTGATGATGCCTTGGACCAAATCACATCAGCAAAAACAGATACTGCTCCATTCTTTTGGAGTGATATGTTGCCTTCTAAGGCGCCATATGTATCAAATACATACTCATTCAATGTTAATTCACTAACAACTTCAGTATATCCATTGAGTCAAGTATATGATTTTAGTAAAGCAAACTATGATGGTGTATTAGTTTATTTGGTTAGAATGGTGAATGGATTATCACAATACACACAACTAATACGAAATGTAGATTATGTTGTCAGTGAATTTGCACCTAGCTTGACTGTTAATGTACCTTTAGCAGTGGGTGACTCAATTATAATTAATGAATACAATCAAACTTATGGTAGCTATATACCAAATACACCAACTAAGTTAGGATTGTATCCAGCAACTATACCTAGCGTTATATTAGATATCTATTATATAAATCCTACTTATTTTATAAGAGGGCACGATGGATCATATAATAAACTATATGGCAGCTATAATCCTGTGACAGGTAGATTAGTTGATTTTAGAGATCAAGCCCTATTAGAATTTGAAAAAAGAATTTATAATAACTTGAAACTTAGTGCAGCCATACCTGTACAAGAAACTGATGTAATACCTGGATTCTGGAGAGAAACAGATTATACTAATAATGAAATTTTAAGAATATACAGCGAGTTATTCTTAAATTGGGTTGGACAGAATAGAATTGATTATCAATCTCAGTTGTATGATGCCAACAATCAGTTCACTTATAATTACTGGCAAAGTGGAAACAAAATCAATAGCCAATCGATTGAGCAAGGTAATTGGCGTGGCATATATCAATACTACTTTGATACTACTAATGTTAGTAGCCAACCTTGGGAAATGATTGGGTATACTAATAAGCCTAATTGGTGGGAAGGCAGATATGGTCCTGCTCCTTATACTAGTGACAACTTAGTATTATGGAATGATTTAGCACAAGGCATTGATTACAACGATGGATTCCCTATAGTAAAAGAACAATATGTTAGACCTGAATTATTAGAAGTACTACCTGTAGATAGTCAAGGTAGCTTAGTCTCACCTTTTAATGCCATAGTCAGTAACTACACAGGCAAATTATTCAAGAGAAATTGGAAAGTAGGTGACAGCGGTCCTGCAGAATTCGCATATCGTCGCAGCCCAAGTTGGCCCTTTGATCTGATGAAAATATTGGCTCTAACTAAACCCGCTGAGTTCTTCAACTTAGGGGTAGACTTAGACAATTACAAGTATAGCGCAGAGTTTAATCAATATCTAGTTAACAACCGCAATCATTTAATAATTAGCGATATTGAAATTTATGGATCGGGTATCCCTAAAACTAGTTACATCAACTGGATTGTTGACTA